GATGTCGAAAAATTCGAGGCGTTCGCAGAGGCGGGCGGAACCGAAGACCATCCCGAGTATTTCAGGGGATGGCCGGAACACATTCCGGACGGCGGCCGCAAGGCGTCGGCTGGTCGAAGACTTGAAGCCGCTGAGCGCGTTTGCGCTTCGCGACGCCCCCCTGCGCGATACTCCCGTCAGGGAAAGCCCGAATGGGGACCGGAGGGCCGCGACTACCTCTCCGGCGCCTTCGCGCGACCGGAACCCGGAGCCGAGGCCGGAGAGCCTGACGTTGAATGACGCTCAGGGCGAAAAGCGGCAGGAGGAGCGCTGCAAGCGGACCCCTCCCCCGTCCAACAAGGGCAATGGCGGTTCTCGCCGGTTCGTCCCTTGGGACCGCAAATGCTAGATGATCAATTAAGCCCTCCTAGGGTGCCTAGGGCCCGAATGCCTTTTGTGGCATTCGGGTTCTTGGCTCCCGCCTAGGAGGGCGGGGTGGGACCCGGCCATTTGACACATTTGGTGATCTTCGATCACGAAATGTTTCAAACTGACAGGCCGGGCGGGGCTGGCCCCGTTCTTTCTTTTTTTTTCTGGTCCGCTGGATCGTTTCAATCGGGCTTTGCCGATACGGTCACGGTCGAGCGGATCGGGGGTTTGGGGGCTTGCCCCCTTCTTCCTTTCCCTTCTTAGGGGGAGGTGCGGAGGGGGCAACCCACTGTTGCCCCCTCTGCGCGGGCCAATGGCCCGCTCCTGCGACCTCGGCCACAAGCCGTTCGTTCAGGCAGTCAGCTCGGCCTTGTCCGTTCGCCCCGCGCGCGCTGCCAGAGACGGCAACGGTGGCCTGTTGGGCGCTGGCTTGGGGGTGTGGGGGATATCCCCCTCTTTCTTCGTCTTGACACAGACCACAAGATGTGGGCGTGCTGGCGATGTGTCGCGGTCCTGGACCATTGACGGTCTACTGATGACGCGACACTCAACCAAAAGGAGAGTTGAGAATGTCGAAAACCTTCTGGCGGGTCGCCTTGAGCATGATCGGGGGACCCGCCGCCGGGGCCTTCGGCCTGTGGCTCATGACGTCGTATCCGTCGATCCATCAGGCGATCTGCGTTCCGGGGGCCTGACATGGACCCCACCATCATCGCGGGTGGTCTCAAACTGCTCGGCGGCCTCTTCGGGAAGAAGAAATCCATGTCGCCGTCGCAGTCGATCATGTCCACCGCGCACGGGGCGCGGGCAGCCGCTGAGAAATACGGCTTCAATGCCTTGACCTTGCTCCAGGCATCGAATGCGACGGCTGGGGCAGGCATGGATATGGGGACGCCTCCCTTGGCGTCCCTCTCGGTCCTCGGCGATATCGTCGAGGATCAGTTTGGCGACGACGCGAAAACCCGGCGCGAGCACAACGAGTTGCAGAACCAGCTTCTGCGTCTCGAGGTGGATCGCGCTCGGTCGTTGAGCGTCGTAGCGCCCCCGACTGCGGTGGGTGGTGCGTCGCTTACTGGCGGGCGCACCGTAGGTGTGACCGCTAGTCCCGTGGCCGGTGCCCCGTTCCTCGACGAGGACGACCGGGGGAGCGCTTGGGTCGACGAGCGTGATAACACGGTCAGCTTTCAGAGCCACGGTCAGGAGACGGTGGTTCCGGTCGGTCCCGACCTCGACGAAGTGCTGACCGGCGTTTTCATTGACAACGCCAATCGGAACAAGGCGGCGCGGCAGCGCATGTCGATGGGTCCGATGGACCGGGGGGTGCCGCTGGCAATCCCCCAGGACCCGGTTTTTGCCGGGTTGAGCGGCCCCGCGTGGGTGCCCAATGTTGGGCGGCTGTTGCCGCCCAAGTCTGAACCGAAACCGAAGTCGAAACCCAGATCGTCGGTCCAGTATGGACCGGAGTGGATCTTGCCGTGAAAGGGCAGAATATGACACGTCAATCGAGTACCCCCGTCCCCTTCGAGGTGTCCGTCCGGCCCGACAACGAAGTCATCCTGACTTCGGGTCGTGCCGGGGTCGTCGTCCCGGTGGGCTACATCCCCATTCTGCCGGGCGAAAGCTGCTCCGGTCGCGTCGGGATTGACATCAAGTTGGCGGAAATGCCCCGCCCGCTGGTCAACGCTGTGATGGCGAATGTCCAGGCGTGGTTTGCCCCGAAGTCGGCCATGCCGCAGTTTCCGGGGCGGGACGAGCTGAACCACGCCATGACCGGCGCGTCGATCAAGGCGCTGGGTGCGGCGGATCGCGCCCCGCCCGCGTTCTTTACGACGATCAGCGGCGGGACGCTCACCACGGCGGCGGCCTCGGCGTTTTTCAAGGCCCTCGGCCTGCACGTGCCGGCCGGGGAGACGATCAACACCGATCTGATCGATGCGTTCAACTTGATCTACAATTTCCGCCTCGCGGCGCATTCTTCGCGGCTCGAGCGGAGGAAGTACGCCTCCGAGGATATTGCGGCGGCGACCTCCTTGCCCCCGGCCTTTTGGCCTTCTGGGCGTTTCGCGCATGTCGTGCCGGACTATGAAGCCGCCCTCATTCAAGGCAGCCTGAACCTCGACGTTTTGTCGGGTGTGCTGCCCGTGGAGGGCATCGGCTTCTACGCTACGGGCGGCGCATCCAGTGAAACGCTTCGGCGCACCGCTCCTCTGGCCGACAGTACGGAGTTGGCCAGGACCACGGGGATTGGTTTTGAAATCGCCTCTGGTGCCGGGGTGACGGCGAAGCCGGATATCAAGGTGACGCTCGCGGGCCAAAGCCTGTCGGTCACGCTGGCGGATGTCGACAAGGCCCGGATCAGGCAGGCCTATGCGAAGCTGCATGCGGCCTATGCGGGCAACGACGCCACGGGGTTCGACAATGACGATACGCTCGTGGCGCTGCTCATGCAGGGGATCAACCCCGGGCCGGAAAGCTTCAAGCGTCCGTGGCTGGTCGACCAGAAGCGGGTGCCGGTCGGCTTTTCTGAGCGGTTCGCGACGGACAGTCCCAATCTTGACGCTTCGGTCACGGTCGGGCGGGCGCAAGCCACGCTTTCGCTCAACGTCCCGAAGGTCGATGTGGGCGGTGTGCTGATCTACACGGTGGAAGTCCTGCCGGATCGCATCGACGAACGCATGTCGGACGAGTGGGTGATGTGTTCGACCTTCGACCATCTGCCGAACCCGCTTCGTGACATTCAGCGGACCCTCCCCGTGGATATGGTGCTGAACCGGCGGCTTGACGCCAAGCATACCACGCCGGGCGGCCTCTACGGCTACGAGCCGATGAATGCCAAGTGGAAACGGGACTTCACCCGCCTCGGCGGCATTTTCTATGAGGCCACCCCCGGCGCGGTCGTGACTGAGAGCCGGGCTGGGCTTTGGCAGACGGACATTGTGGACCCCGATTTTGAGGGGACGCACCATCTGGCGCCGGTCCCGTTCCCGCATGACGTCTTCGCCGACACTCTCGCGCCGGCGTTCGAGGTGGTCGCGCGGCACGTCTGTACCATCGTCGGGAACGTCCAGTTCGGCGATGTCCTGAGCGAAGCCAATGACGACTATCAAGCCGTCGAAGATAGCGGCGTCTAGGCGGAATGAGTTCCCGCGCTGCAGCTCGTTTTAGGCCTGCAGCGCGGAACAAAATGCCTCAAACACAAGGAAATGAGCTATGAAAATCAACCCTCTCGAATGGAGCGAGGTGCCCCATGAGCAAGAAATCCAAGCCCGGTCGGGCGTCGTGCAGCTGCGGGGGTCGGGTCCGTTCTCCGTCCTCCTCTCCACGGCGGGCGTCTCGTCCGTCCAGTTCGTCGCCTCCGAAGCGACCCTCCGGCTCCCGGAGGAAACCTCCTTCCAGGTGATTCCGTCGCAGAAGGGCGTCGTCGTCTTCGTGAAGGACGCGCCCAATCGGGTTGTCCGCATGACGGGCGAGAAGTTCACCAATATCGACCGTCTTCCGGAGGAAAGCGCGGCGATGCAAGAGGTGACGAAGGCCGTGCGCAAGATGAAGCTGGAAGAGCGCGCCATGGTGCGGCGTATCCGCGATGAGCGCGACTTGTCGCTCCGGTTGATCGAGCTGTCCAAGGCCAAGGTGAAGGGCGATGAGCCGGAGGCGGAAGCCGAGGTCATCGAGCAGCCGGAGGCCGAGGCAATGGCACGAAGCGGGTTCAAATGGGTGAAGGTCGAACACATCGACCACTCGTCCGAGAAGCCGGAGGCGAAGGAATGAAGCCCGGCCAGCGCCTGACGCGCTGGTGGCAGCAATACGTTCTGGGGGGTCTTCGGACCCCCCAGTCCCTGATGGCTGCCGTCCGTGCGGAAAACCCCGATGCCTACGAGGATCGGTTCACCAAGCCCGTCCAGGACGATAAGCAATGGACCGTCCCGGCGCGGCTCGCCAAGCCGAATTTCCTGCGGTCCTCTACCTATTCCGCGCAACAGTTTCGGGCGGACTGGCAACAGTGCGACAGGCGGATGCGGCTTCTCGCCGCCAAGGTCGTTCTTCGGGCTGGGGGGCTTGGCATTCCCCTCTATGTTTCCTCGGCTTTCCGCACGAAGGCCCAGCAGGATGCTCTTGTCTCCCGCGGGGTGACCATGTCGCCCTACCCCCGGTCGGCCCATAACATTGGCGAGGCCTTCGATCTCGTCCACGGTGTCTATCATTGGGAGCTGACGCAACGTGAGTGGCTTTTTATCCATTACCTCGTGATGGATGAGCTGCGGAAGCTCAATGCCAAGCTGCCGAAGGACAAGAAGCTCCAGGTAAACTGGGGCGGTGATGATGGAACGCTCCAGGACAAGTTCAAATGGGACCCGGCCCATTATGAGGTCCTTGATTACCGTGATCGCATCCGAAGGATGCCTATCGCGGTCCCTGTGCATCAGTCGCCTTCGATGACTGTGGCACAACAGCGTTAAGCCATTCGGCGCTTGAGAGCAGGAAACCTCCGCTTCGGCGGGTGTTTCCGCGCGCGCGCAATTCGTATCTCTGATCGAATTGCGCGCGCGGGGTACTACCTTGATGAACCTACCCTTTTAGTGACACCGCCTGCGGAGGAGCCGAAAATGTGTCAATCCCCGAGCTTCGTCTGGGTTAAACGCGGCCCGGAATGGGATCAGGTTCCTGTGCCGTGCGACCGTTGTTGGTCGTGCCGGGAGAATTACGTTTCCGACTGGGTGGGCCGGTGCCTTTGTGAAGCCTCGGTTTCCGAGGTTTCTTGCACGCTGTCTCTGACCTATGCCACCCCCAGGAACCCGTTGGACTTGTCCAACAGGGTGGTCAACCCTCACCATTTCCAGCTTTTTATGAAGCGGCTCCGCAAGGCGGGTCACAAAGTTAGGTATCTCGTCGCCGGGGAATACGGTGATCTCTACGACAGGTCGCATTTTCACGCGATCCTGTTTTTCAAGCGGCTCGTTCCCTCGGGCAAGCCTGCGCCGGTTTTGATGAACCGGTCGGCATTTCTCGACGATCCGTCGAAGGCCTTCCCCTTCTCGCGCGAGATACCGCAAGAGGAAATGGTTCACATTTCCGAGTGGCCGCATGGCCACATTCAAGTGGATTGGTCCTGTACTGACAGGTCCATCCGCTATTGCTGCGAGTATCTGAACCCGCAGGCCGGGAAAAAAACCGGCTGGTTCAGCATGTCGAAGAAGCCCGCCTTGGGCTTCGAGTGGTTCGCAGCCAAAGCCGAACGCAACCGCGAATTCGGCGTTCTGCCCTCGACCTTTGAATATCTGCCCCCCGGCGGGAAGCCGGGTAAGGTCTACTTGATGACCGGGGCGACGCGGCGCGATTATTTAAACATGATCACGAAGGATGCATCCTTGCGTCCGCGCATGTCCAAATGGGTGAGGGCTACCTTCGACAAGCTTGAGCGTCAGGACTTCGTTGATGCGGCGGATGCTGGTGGCTTCGATGACGAAGCCTTTCTGGCGCGGCAACCCTCCGAGGCCAAGGCGCGGTCTCGGATCGTTCTTGACGATCTGGCCGCGCGGGTCCACGCTGATCGCTGGGCGGTCGATCTGGCTCGGGCATGGGGGTTTGAAGATGTCGAAAAATTCGAGGCGTTCGCAGAGGCGGGCGGAACCGAAGACCATCCCGAGTATTTCAGGGGATGGCCGGAACACATTCCGGACGGCGGCCGCAAGGCGTCGGCTGGTCGAAGAC